CGTGTCGATGATACGACTTTCCTTCTGTGTATTATGTCTTACCTCTTCCATACTGCATGGGTATGTCTTAAGCATGTACGGCTTGAGTAGCTCAGTAAACATACCGTCACCAAAGTTACTCTCAATCAGTACCATGTTTACGCTGTGTATCTTTGCTAGGTCTGTTAAGTGTTGTAACGTAGCGTCAGAGTATCCACCCTCAACACCACCACAGTCTACAACATACAGAAAACCGTTTAACATCTTCACAACTGCGTAGGCTGTCTCATCGCTACCTCTACCAGAAGGGTCAATAGCGAGTACTGAGCCAGTATACTTAGCTCTACCTACTGTATCCTCTGGTGCGTAGAACTTATCACCACTCAGACCTACGTTAGGCAGTTCTGTTACAGGCTTCATAATGCCATACACTACCTTCTCAGGTGCTGTATCCTTGTCACACGACATTACCAGTAAGTCGGATAGCTTAAGTGGGTACTTGTTCGCATCAGAAAGTGAAGTATCCAACATAAACTGCAAAGCAAAACCACTTCTACCATAACTTAGCTCTCTTTCTAGTAGGTCTTCGTCATCAAAGCGTTTAGCGTCCGTAGGAAGCCCGTACAGTGCTGTTCCTTCGTCCTGTAGTGCCTCATATAGCAAAGGAGCAAGACGGCCACCATACGCCTTCTCAGAGCGTTCTAGGGTAGGATACCTAGCAGGCCACACTCTCATGTCATAACCACGAGATAGTAGCACGTTGTACAAGCTCATCTCATTCTGAGGTGTACCCAAGTAGATAATCTTACCATCAGGCTTGAGAACAGCGTCAAACTCTTTGACAGTCTCTCCTAGCTTCTCTCGCATCATGTGTGTCATGGAGTTATTAGGTACTTCTACGTCATCTGCAATGATAATGTCAGCACGAGAACCTGTAAGCTGTCCAGTAACACCCACACTCTTTACAGAGGGGCTACCAGATGCTTTAGCTGGTGCGACATCAAAGGCAATCTTAGACCATCGTTGTCCATCTTTAGCAATCAGGTGTTGACATATAGGCAGTTCTGTGATAATACGCTGCGTAAAGGTAGAGAAGTCATCAGCACGTGCTTTAGATGCTGAGACAACCATAAACTTTAACTGTGGGTCTAGCAATAGCTGATGTACCACGTATGCAGCAGTAATGTAAGACTTACCTACGCCCCGAAACGCCTCAATAATACTACGCTTCGGGCTTGTCTGTAGGTAGTGTGCAATATCGTACTGCACTGGTGTAGGCTCTGGCAGACCTAAGTGTTGCCATACTAAGTATGTAAAGTTTCTAAAGTCTCTCAGAGCCTCAGGGATTGCGTTCTGTTGTTGCATAGTGGGTATGTACCTCTCAGGTATAATACCCCTACTCAGAGGGGCTTAAATCGCTGTTAATCGTCATATATAACTTCTATATCATGTGTATGAGCATCGTTTACCTTTGCCCATACAGCATTAATAGGAGCTACTGAGAACTCCCATGTAGCAGCTTTGTCACCCACTGTGTTAGAACCTGTAAGGTTTAGTCCACTAGTAGGTGCTGTGTTGTTGTCACTGAAGCCAATAGTAATAGAATGGTTATTGTGGTCATTCTGTATTACTAGATACATACGAGATGAGTTATCATCTAATAGCTTTACCCACGATTGGTCTGCTGGGAGTGTAACATTCTTAGATGTTAGACTAGCATTATGTCCTCTCATTGTACACTCTCCGCTACCTCAAAGGGTAAGTCTTTTAACAGGTTGTCCATAGGACTTTCTGCCATGATAGCGTCAAGACTAGCACCATTGTCCTTTAGAAACTTGACAGCTACTGACAACTCAGACGCTGTAGCCTCGCCACTACGTACTCGTAGTAGCAAGTCCTGTGTTACAGCATCGTGCAAATTGTCTATCAGTTCTTTTTTACTCATTGCCACTCTCCTGTACGTATCTGCTCAGTGACTTCTACTGCACGGTGGCCTACTTGTTTAGCCCACCTACTCTGTAGAAACTCCTCTGCCGCCATATCGTACTTTCCGTCCTTTAGCAGAGCCATTGCGTTTACGAACTTTGCTACTGTCCCTATCCCTACGTTGAAGGTGAAGTTGATAAGGGCTGCGAAACGTACCTCGTCTAGGTCTTTCGTCCACGCAAACCTGCGTGTCAGTTGTGTCACTGCCTCTTGTATGTCGTGTTCCAGAAGCATCTCTGCTTCTTTCTCTGTTATACCAACATCGTCTAAGTTTCTTCCAACACCGATAGTACATTTGCCCTGCGTACAGAAATAAGGTTTAAGTTTGACACCCTCGTGTCGCTTCAACTGCTCTATTAGCTTTGTCATGCTTTCTTCTTGTATTTACTTGTGTTTTTCTTAGGAAACCCAGCCTTCATGTTAGCATACGACTTGTCAGAAATTGTTGACTTGCTCTTAGGGCGGCTTGTGCCAGCCTTCTTACGTTTGTTAATATTTTCATATAGGCTCATTTTGAATTTATCCTATGTACTATGTTAATTGCTGTATTTATCCACACACCTGTCAATACTAGTATGTGTATAATTAGTTCAATATGTATTATTTCCACTTACTTCTTTCCGAACATCTTAGTTGCACCCTTGATACCAAAGCTTGCTGATACAATAACGCCCAGCGTATACTTGTACCAATCAGGTGTCATAGCTAAAGCTTCAAAGCCACGTTCTACATAGTCTACTGTGAAGGGCAAGAAGCATAACAATAGTGGGATACTGAACAAAATTGTAAGATACTCGTCTTTCCAGCTTCCACTAGAATTTTTCTGAGCAGCTACATCCCAATCAATCTCACCAGCTATCTGCTTTTCCATAATAGTTGTTTCGGCTTCAATCTGCACAAGCTTTTGTTTTGCTTTGGCTTTCTTGGTTTCCATGTAGCCGCCTACAGCTTCACCAGCAATACCCATTACGCCTTGTATTAGCATACCTATCATTTTATAAACTCCAATATCTGACCATCTACCATCTTAACTTTTAACTCTTTACATGACCACTTCTGGTCAAAGTTATTAGTATGACCTACGTTTCGTTTTATCTTTCGCCTAACTGAGAGACACTCAGACAGAGACTGATAAGGCGTATACTCTACCTTCTCGCCACCCATGACTAGCAATAAAACAAAAGTAAGTTCAATCATGGCTACCGTTCCTTAACTTTTCTAGGTTTTCTTCTAAGTTGGTTATACGCTTCTCGTAAAATTCAAGGGTCAGCTTTTGTTGCTGGTCATAAGGTGCTTTACCACCTTCTATTTCGTTTTGTAGCTTTTCTAACTCAGTTGCCAAATGCTCTATCAGCATAAACTGCTCACTGTCAGCAGGTAAGCTACCCATCTCTCCACGAGGCCACTTGATGCGAAACTCTGTGTTCTGTTCAAGGTCAGAGTTCATCATAGTGATGTTGGTTTCGATGGTGTTTAATCTTTCGATAATTGAAAAATAGGCGAATGTTGCTAAACTAGCTGCAACAACCATGCTAATAATGTTGCGTAAAGGTAAAGCTACCTCTGTGTTTTCGCTAACTCTTGGCATTATGTCATTGCCCCTATCTTCTCACACTTAGTACCTACTATTTCGTAGTCAGGTATGACAAACTTTACACTACCTATCATCTCTTTTATACGTGCCTCACACTGTACTTTAGTAGGTCTAAGACCCCAAGTGTCATCTAATTGTAAACATTCCTCAGGTGACTGTATCATACAGGCAAATACGATAGCTTTAAACATATCTTATCCTCTCGTTGCTAGATAGTAGACGAAAGCAAAGTAAACTACTAACGCTCCCCCAAGTATAGTGAGGGCTGCTATGGTTAGTATCTCTATTAGCTGCTTACGTTTTCTTATTCTTTCTTCTTGTTCTAACTGTCTACGTTTTCTTGCTTCAGCTTGAAACTTAATCCAATCTTGCCAAAGGCCAGCACGTCCATAAAGCTGCATAGCTTCACGTAACTGGTCTTCTTGTTTACGTACTTTCTCAAGTGCCATAAACTCTTCTAAGTCTTCACCAGCACTACCGCCTACTTTAGTCCAGAACGAGTTTTTCTTTTTATGCGCTTTCTTCTGAAGAGTATCCTTCGCTGTAACAAAGTCTGAGATAGCTCTCCCACAGTCTGCTAGTTCACGTCCGTTGGCTAGAGTTTGTTTTATTACAGCAAAGGCGGCATTACAGGCTGCTAATTCAGCCAGCATATACTCTCCTAGTTAGTTCGTCTGATGTTTTCCATAGGTTGTCGGTTAGGTGACGTAGTACCAGAGCGAGTACCACTACGCTTAACTTTCTTTTTCTTAATACCTAACATACTAAGAATACCACCTTTGGCAATTTGATAAGCTTCGCCAAAGCCCATTGGTTTAGTTTGTCCTTGATAAGCCATTACTTATCCTTCCACATTTTATATATTTTAAAGCTTAAGTAGCAGATGGACATAACCCCCACTACCAAAGCTACCCACTGGTTAAGAGTAGGTAGCCACAGAGGTGCAGTCAAACCGCCACTAGCAAGTATTATATCGTTCTGGTTCACCCTGCTATCTCCTGAATCGTGACAGACAGTGTTGCCGTACCACCACCACTTTGCTGAGGAATCTGTTGGGTACCAGCATTATACTCTTGTGCTTGTAACTTATATGTTATTGCAGAAGAAGAGCTATGGTTATCTAAATAACTAATAGCAATAGAATTATAAGCGCCGCCACCACCGCTAGTATAATGATAGTAAGGAAAACCACCACCAGCCGCATTGGGGTCATATATATCCGTAGAACCTCTTACTAATTTTACAGCTATTCCTGTATCTGCTGGCATATAAACAGGAGCATAAACAGTAATTAACATTTTAGATGTTGAATTTGTAGGTGTCATTGCACAACTAATAATGTCTTGATAAGAAGAGGTTAATTCAACCGTAGTGTTTGTGGTAAATGTCTTAGTTTGCAACACAGTACCGCTAGGCAAGCCAGCCGATGTCACAGCAGACAGAGACTGATTGTTTAGTTTGATGAGTGCCATGTCAGTCTCCTATCCAGCTATTTCTGTTACACATATTAAAGATACACCACGCTCTTGGTCTTTAAGGTCTGTGTCAGCGACACATCTGTTTAAGTACCAGTCTGTAGCAGAGTTCTCTGACTGCCTCACACCTACCTTATATGTTATCTGCGAAGTTGTGCTTGGCGTATCAAAGTAACTATAGTTGGCGTGTTCTGGTGTAGAACTTGTATCAGAGCTTTGATATGTAAGAGCTGTTCCCATTAAAATAGCTGAGTTTCTATTTCCAGCGACAGGTGCGGCTAACTTTGTTGAGTCTCTATAAAAGAACCAAGCGGCATTAAAAATTGAGCCTTGCGCCCCCCATTCGCCATTAACCATAGCCTCAATCTTAATGATGCTATTAGTAGAAACAGGAGTAATGTTTACAGCTAAAACACTTATTTCCTTATCTGTGTTTGAATTACAAGTCCACTGTGATGTTGCGTCAATCTGAGTGTACTGCGTTTGAATAATAGAACCTGATGGAAATCTTCCTGAATTAATAGTGCCTGTCAGCTTACTTGCCGCCATCGTATCTATCTTGGCATCCGTCACCGCACTGTTGCCCAGCTTGGCAGTCGTTACAGCCCCGTCAGTAACACCCTGCACACCCAGCACATCACCCAGCGCAACAACAAAGTCAATGCTGTCTG